AGCAGCACCAAGCGCCAGGCAACTGTTCGCGCCCTGACCGGCATGCTCCAGATCACCCAAGACCCAGAGACAGCCCAAGTGATCACGGCAATGGCCATGATGAACATGGAAGGCGAAGGCATCAGCGATGCCAATGCCTACTTCCGCAAGAAGCTCCTGCGCATGGGCGTGGTCAAGCCAACCGACATGGAAGCCGAAGAACTCATGGCCGAAATGCAAGGCCAACCGCAAGACCCGAATGCAATGTACCTGCAAGCCGCAGCCGAGAATGAAACTGCCAAGGCAGCCAAAGCCCGAGCCGACACCGTCGACACCGTGGCCAGCGCAGAACTCAAACGCGCTCAAACGCTGGAGACTTTGGGAAAGGTTGACGAGACAGCGCAGAACATGGCGCTCACAAATGCAGAGGCAGTGCAACAAATTTTGCAAGGTCAGATCGTTCAACCAGTTGTAAGATGAACGAAAAAGCGAGAGAATGTGATAAACGGCATCCACCCAGCCGTTCTAATGGGTGAGTTTGATGGGGTCAGAAGATGAACACAAAGGCAGTATTAGGAGAAGAAAACCAAGACGATGACACCATTGTTATTGAGGACGAAGGCCAAAGCACTGAGCAAACCATCGATGAGCACAAATCCATCGATGACCAGGGCGAAGACCAGAGCACCGAAGATGACGAAGGCGACAGCGACGAGGTGATCGTATCCATTGGTGAGGAAGCGCCACCTCCCGAAGAACAGACTCATGCGCCTGAATGGGTACGCGAGCTGCGTAAGACGAACAGAGAATTGCAACGGCAAAACCGTGAACTGCAAGGCAAGCTGCAAAGCACCGCACAGACTGAGACCAAGCCGGTCGTGTTGGGCAAGAAGCCGAGCCTCGAAGACTACGACTATGACGCTGACAAATTCGAGGTAGCACTGGCTGATTGGTTTGATCGCAAGCGACAATCCGATGAAACCCAAGCCAAGCAAGAAGCTGAAGTTATGAATCAACAGAAGGCATGGCAAGCCAAACTGGATGGCTATGGCAAGGCGAAAGCCGACCTGAGAGTCAAAGATTTTGAAGACGCTGAGGCCGTGGCCCAAGAGTTGTTCAACATCACCCAGCAAGGCGTGGTGCTCCAAGGTGCAGATAATCCTGCGCTCGTCATTTATGCGCTCGGTAAAAACCCGAAGAAAGCAAAAGAGCTGTCCGACATTAAAGACCCCGTAAAGTTTGCCTTTGCGGTAGCGAAACTGGAGAAAGAATTGAAAGTTACAAACCGCAGGGCAGCCCCGCCACCCGAGAGAATCGTGTCAGGAACTGGCCGAGTATCTGGGGCGGTGGACTCAACCCTTGAACGGCTACGAGCAGAAGCGGAAAAGACTGGCAACATGACGAAAGTCATCCAGTACAAAGCGCAGAAGCGAGCAGCTTCCAAATGACCATTTTTTAATTTAGGAGCCAATCATGGCAAATGCATTTTCCAAAGAAGAACGCGTAGCGTTTGAAGACATCCTCGAAGGTTTCCAAGACTTGCTGGTCTTGTCTCGTCACGTTTCGGTCTACAACACAGACCAGACAATGATGGCACGTACCAACAACGTCATCTGGCGTCCAATGCCTTACATGGCGCAATCCATCACCAGCACACCTGGCACCACCATCGCTGGTTCTTACCAGAACATGACTCAGTTGTCTGTGCCTTCCACCATTGGCTTCAGCAAGACTGTGCCTTGGACAATGACTACTCTTGACTTGCGTGACGCATTGCAAGAAGGTCGTTTGGGTGAGTCAGCCAAGCAAAAGCTCGCATCCGACATCAACGTGGCGATCATGAACACCGCAGCTGCCCAAGGCACTTTGGTTGTTCCAGTCTCTACTGCTGCCGGTGATTATGATGATGTGGCCTTGTGCGACAGCATCATGAACGAGCAAGGCGTGCCTGACTACGATCGCTTCTTGGGCTTGTCCAGCCGCGATTACAACGGCATTGCAGGCAACTTGTCTCAAGCCAGCCGTTCGTTTGGCAATCAGAAGTCTGACAAGGCTTATGAGCGCAACTTCGTCGGCATGGTCGCAGGCTTCGACACCTACAAGTTCGACTACGCAAACCGCATCGCTGCTGCTGCTGGTGGTGTTACTACCATCGACACGCAGAACGCTGCTCTTAACTACTTGGTGCCACAAGCAACATCGACATCTGTCGGTGGCCAGATCAACGTTGACAACCGCTATCAGACCGTCACAGTGTCCAACACTGTTGGCATCGTTGCTGGCGATGCCTTCACGATCGATGGCGTGGTTGCAGTGCATCACATTACCAAGCAATCCACTGGCCAACTGAAGACATTCCGTGTCATCAGCGTGACCAACGCGACGCAGATGGTAATCAGCCCTGGCATCATTTCCAACCAAGTCGCCTCTGACGCATCGGCACAGTACAAAAACTGTATCGTTACGCCAGCAGCTGCTGCGCCAATCAATTGGCTCAACACCGCAGCCTCGAACATTAACGTGTTCTGGCAGCGTGACTCGTTGGAAATCTTGCCTGGCCGCTACGCAGTCCCATCCGATGCTGGCACCGCAGTGATGCGTGCTACCACCGATCAGGGCGTGGAGCTGGTGATGCAGAAGTTCTACGACATCGACAGCATGACGATCAAGTATCGCTTGGACACACTGTTCGGTGTGGTCAACAAGCAGCCTGAAATGTCTGGCATCTTGTTGTTCAATCAGCCCTAAGCTGATCTAGGGGGGAAGGGGCTTCGGCCCCTTCTTCTTTCTTCATTCAAAGGAGCGCACCATGCCATTGACAAAAGGTTACTCAAGCAAGTCCATCGGCAAGAACATTGCCAAGGAAATGAAGTCAGGAAAGCCTCAAAAGCAATCTGTGGCCATCGCATTGAACGTGGCTACCAAAGCAGCCAAGGCCGCAGGCAAGCCAGGCAAAGCACCAAAGAAGGCCATGAAATGAAGTCCGGTCTCTATGCCAACATTGCAGCCAAACGTGACCGCATCGCGGCACAGAAGGCAGCAGGCAAGACTCCAGAGCGTATGCGCAAAGTCGGTGCGAAAGGCGCACCCACAGCCGCAGACTTCAAAGCAGCAGCCAAGACAGCCAAGCCCATGAAAGCCAAAAAATGAGCACCACATTCCCCGCAATGATCTATAAAAGCCCAGGCCAACAACGCAAGCCAGGTGGCGGCACATACAATTTCGACAGCGTACAGACGCAAGAAGAACTCGACGCAAAACTGGCCGCAGGCTGGTTTGCATCATCTGCTGAGGCCATTGAAGCCGCAGGCGAAAAAGCCAATGGCAACGTAAAACCAAAGCCAAAGTGGGCCATCAAGCCCACAAAGAAGAAAAAGCCACCAAAGCCACTTGACTGGCGTGACCAGATCAAGGCCGAACCAGCGCCAGCACCTGAGCCAACTCCTGTGTCTGAGCCTGAGCCTGAGCCTATTGATGAGGACACAGGGCCAACCCGCGAAGAACTTGAGGCCAAGGCCACCGAATTGGGAATTCGCTTTGATGGTCGCACAAAAGACAAAAAACTGGGACAATTGATCCAAGACAGATTGTCTGAGAACACAGGAGAATGACATGGGATGGACAAAACGCCAATTCGTCGCACAGGCCTTCGAGGAAATTGGCCTTGCCTCCTATGTCTTTGATCTAACCCCTGAGCAGTTGCAGTCTGCCCTGCGCAGGCTCGACACCATGATTGCAGCATGGAATGCGCTTGGCATTCGCTTGGGCTACCCTCTGCCATCCAGCCCACAAGACAGCGATCTTGACGAGCAGACCAACGTGCCCGACAGCTCCAACGAGGCCATTTACACCAATCTAGCCATCAAGTTGGCCCCAAGCTATGGCAAGCAGGTCATGCCCGACACCAAGACCACGGCTAAGGAGTCTTACAACACGCTCCTGTCACGCGCAGCCATGCCAATGGAGCAACAGATGCCAGGCACGATGCCATCCGGTGCAGGCAACAAGCCTTGGCGCGTCTACGACGACCCATTCTTGCAGCGCCCTTACGATCCAGTCTTGGCCGGTCAAGACGGCCCACTCGAATACAACTGAGGAATCAACAACATGCCACAAATCAACCAACTCTCAAGCATCAGCCAAGTCTCTGGTGCAAACCAGATTCCGGTCTACGATCAGAACAATGGCGATGCTCGGAAAATGTCAGTCAGCGCATTGCTGCAATACTTCCAAGCTACATTCGCGGCCCCGACTGTGGCCACCAACCTGTTCACACCAGGCACTGGATTCAATGTGGCAGTTCCAACGCCAGTCAGCGAACAGCAATGGATGATCATCCAGCCTGCTGGCACGCTGGCCAGCGGCACGATCACTTTGCCACTGAACACTGGAACGCCTGATGGCACTGAAGTGTTGGTGACAACCACCCAGCAGATCACAGCTTTCACGCTGGCGCTCAATGGCGCATCCAATGCCTATGGTGCACCCAGCACACTCGCAGCGCAGGACTTCTTCCGCATGCGCTTTTATCAAGCCACAAATTCGTGGTATCGCATCGCTTAACTTTTAGGAGCCACCACCATGTTCATCCAGCCAAGCCTGACCCAAAACCAAGTCGATGTGATCCTGCCTGTTGGCCAGTACATCAGCATTGGAAACACCGGCAACGAAGCCACCACAGTTCTGTTGCAATCTGTTGCACCAAGTGCACAATATTGGAACTACTCCACCATTGGAACGCTGTTCAACACTGCGCAAACCTTTGGACCTTACACCGAAGACCGCACAATCCGCATTGACAACCGCAATGCGACTGTCGAGTACAGCATTGGCACACAGCCACAATTGCGCAGTTTCCCTGCTTTGGTGTTGGGCAACCTGACACCAGTCAGCCTGGTGCAACCTGCTGCAACATTCGTCACTTTGACCTATGACAACAACGCAGGCGATGTTCGTTTGAACAGTGCTGGCGCTCATGGCCTCACAGCAGCCGTGGCAGTTGGCGAGGATGTCTATGTCACTTGGACTGGCGGCACTGCTGACACAGGCTTTTACGAAGTAACAGCCTTGGATGTTGACACCACTGGCACTGCCGTGAGCATTGACCTGCCTTATATCAGCTCAACCGTGACGATCACCATTGCAGCGCCTGGCGTGGTCACATGGACTGGTCATGGCTTGTCTGCTAATGACACGATTCGCTTCACCACCACTGGCGCATTGCCAACTGGATTGGCAATTAACACCACTTACTACGTCAAAACCGTGTTGTCGGCCAACACCTTCACCGTCTCCACATCGGCAGGCGGTACAGCCATCACCACCACTGGCACACAGTCTGGTACACAGACAGCCTTGGTCTGGTATGGAACCGCAGTCGTTGCTGTGGCCAACACAGCGGTCACTCTGGCATCTGTCACAGTGCCAGGCTGGTCAATGGGCGTTGGTGGTGGCATGGAGATCGATGCGCTCTACAGCCTGACCAACAGCGCCTCGGCCAAGAACATCGGCATGACCTATGGAGGTGGCGTGCTCATGGCCGTCAGCGCGGCCAACAACGAAAGTGCCTGCGCTCAGAAGCTCATGTGCAACCGTGGCAGCTCGCAAGTCATCAGCAACGCAGCCAACCAGATCGGGCATGGCCTTTCCACTGGCGCAAACGTGGTGCTGAACGTGGACGCAACTCAAAACCAGACCTTTGCCTTCACAGCCCAACCAGCAACGGCCAACAACGTAGTCACGCTGGAAGCATTTAAACTGCATATCAACTTCTGATCATGGCAACCAAAGACTCAAGACTCGCTCGCGTTGGTGTGGAAGGCTACAACAAGCCAAAGCGCACACCATCGCACCCCACCAAAAGTCACGTTGTCGTGGCCAAGGCCGGTGACCAAGTGAAGACAATTCGCTTCGGTCAGCAGGGCGTTTCTGGGTCTCCAAAGAAGGAAGGCGAGTCAAAAGCAGACAAGACTCGTCGAGAATCATTCAAAGCCAGACACGCTGAGAACATTGCCAAAGGCAAGATGAGCGCAGCGTATTGGGCCAACAAGGTCAAGTGGTAAGTCATGCAAATACCAATCCTAAACGGCATCTACGCTGACAACACTCCAGAGCTGCGCACCAGTTATCCGGTCAACATGATGCCGGTGCCAAAGAATTCTGGAATCAGCAATGGATTCCTGCGACCAGGCGATGGCATTGTGGCCAATGGCACAGGCCCAGGCACTGATCGTGGTGGCATTGAGTGGAATGGTGTCTGCTACCGAGTTATGGGCACCAGTCTAGTGTCCGTGGCTAGCAATGGCGCTGTGACCGTTTTGGGTGACGTTGGTGGGCCAACCACCGAGCTGGTGACACTTGATTACAGCTTTGATCTTCTGGCCATTGCTTCTGGTGGCCGTCTGTACTACTGGAACCCAGTGGCATCCACACTCACGCAAGTGACTGATCCAGACCTTGGATTGGTACTGGATATGGTGTGGGTTGATGGTTACTTCATGACCACTGATGGTCAGTATTTGATCGTCACTGAACTGTCCAATCCATTATTGGTCAACCCACTAAAGTATGGAAGCTCAGAAGCCGATCCAGACCCTGTGGTGGCTTTGCTCAAACTTCGAAATGAGGTTTATGCTCTGAACCGACATACCATTGAAGTGTTTGACAACGTGGGAGGTGACCTTTTTCCATTCGCACGTATTGATGGCGCTCAAATTCAAAAAGGCGTGATTGGAACACAAGGATGCTGTGTCTTCATCCAATCCATTGCTTTTTTGGGCGGTGGCCGCAATGAAGCACCAGGCATCTACGTGGGAGCAGCAGCAACCACCCAGAAGGTGAGCACACAGGAGATTGACAATCTGCTTCTGCAATATACCGAGGCACAACTTGTCACAGTTAAACTCGAAGCACGAAACGATAAGAATCATCAGCACCTTTATGTGCATTTGCCAGACCGCACTATCGTCTACGATGCATCGGCATCTGAGGCACTTGGCGAGCAAGTCTGGTTCACATTGGCCAGCACAATAGTTAATTTTGCACAGTATCGTGCCCGCAATTTTGTTTGGGCATACGACAAGTGGCTGGTTGGCGATCCACAATCCAGCGCCATTGGCTACTTTGTGCAAGACACTGGCCACCATTGGGGTCAGCAAGTGCGCTGGGAATTCGGAACTCTCATTGCCTACAACGAGGGCAATGGCGCAATCTTCAACCGCCTAGAATTGGTCAGTCTGACAGGCAGCGTGGCCATTGGAACCAATCCACAGATCAGCACCAGCTACAGCGTAGATGGAAAGGGTTGGAGCCAAGACCGAAGTATTGCTGTTGGAACGACTGGAAACACCGTCAAGCGCTTGGCATGGTTTCAGCAAGGCCACATGCGCAACTGGCGCATCCAGCGCTTCCGCGGTGACAGTGATGCACACGTGTCATTTATTCGTCTTGAAGCCCAGATCGAGGCATTGGCGTACTGATGGCCACCGCACCAACATCCCGCAGACTCAATCTGACGCGAGATCAACTTGCGCAGTTTCTGACTGATCAGCAACAGATCAGACAGTTTGAATTGCTGTTTTCTACTGTTGACACACTTCAAGTGATTGTCGGAACAGACTTTGAGTATCAGGCAGACACGGCAGCGGCAACCGCAAATGAGGCACTGGCCCAGATCAGTGCGTTGGCGCAAGACACAGCAGTCGATGATGCTGTCCTAAATTCCAAAGTGCAGCAGGCCTTGGATGCTATTCCACGATTAGCACAAGCACTTGACTTGCTTGCACTGGCTCCTGTGCGCAACAATATCGAACTGGCGCACGATGTGAATGGCATCTTGCCTTATGCAAACCAAACCGCCTCAGTGCGATCTAATCAGGTGCTCACATGGCTTTCGATGTAATTACACCCACCAAGCTAGGCCAAGCGGCCATCACCACAGGCGTGACCACGCTGTACACCGTACCGGCCAGCACGCGCACGCTGCTCAAAGAATTAAGCATGGCCAACACTACGGCAGTGGCCATCAACGTGCGCGTGTTTTTGGTGCCATCCGCAGGCTCGGCAGGCACAAGCAATGCATTCCTATACGATGTGCCAGTGCCAGGCAATAACACTCTGCAATACAACGGCATTGAGGTGCTGAACGCAGGCGACACCATTCAAATTCAGGCAGCATCTGCTGGCCTCACAATCATCGCCAGCGGTGGCGAAGCCACATAAGGAGAATGAAATGACCGTATCAATCAAGGTGCTTATCCCACCAAAACAGGCCGAAAATATCCAAACTACGCAGTACACCGCAGTGAACTGCAAGGCCATCATCGATAAGTTCACGGCCACCAACACCACGGCAGGCAATGTGACCATAAGCGTCAATTTGGTGACCAGTGGTGGCGCTGCTGGCGTGTCTAACTTGATCGTGGACACTCGAAGCATTGCACCAGATGAGACCTACACATTTCCCGAGCTGGTTGGCCAAGCACTGGAATCAGGCAGCTTCATATCCACCATTGCCAGCGCAGCCACATCACTGACAATCCGCGCATCTGGCCGCGAAATTACTTAATCAAGGAGAACAGCATGGAAAAATTCATGATGATGCCCAAGGGCTTTATGGGCTTGCCGATGGAGGAAGAATTCATCACCACAGCCGAGAACAAGAAGAACACCCAGATCGTCATCGATGACTGGATGCTTGGCCCTGAGAATCCAAGCAACGAGCCAACGGCCAACAAAACCTATTGGATCGCGGTGGGCAAGGCCATGCAAGTTGACGAGAAGGAATCTCGTCGCCGTCGATGCTCGAACTGCGAGTACTACGACAACAGCACCATGACGCAGGCTAAGATGGAGCGAATCCCCCGCAATGAATGGGACACCGATGCAGGTTTCCGTGGTTACTGCACCAAATTCGAGTTTATCTGCCACGACCTGCGTGTCTGCCAGGCATGGGAAGAACGTGAATTTGAAATGGAAGATTGACCAAATGCTGAAATGTGGGAAAATAGAGCCGCTGAGTCTATCGGGCCACCAGCAGCTCACCCTGAACAGGAGTTGCACATGATTGGTATCGATTGGCTCAAGGAGAACCTGCAAAGGGTTTTCATGCTGCCTGCGCCAGTCGTGGAATGGCTTGTCATGGTCTACGATGCCATTCAGGTGTTTGACGATGTTGCCGATGGCGACACGGTTGAGCGCAAAGACCTGAATGCAGCCATCTGGAACACAATGGTGGGCATGCATCAAAACCAATTTTTTATCACAAACAGCCACCACCTTGTGCCATTGCTGGCAACAGCAATCATGAAGTGGCAAGCCTCCGACCAAGCAGAGCGTGCAGGCGAGGCCGATGCCAGATCATTCGTTTGGCGTGCAGGCTACTACGACCTGATTTTGATGGCCGTATCGCTCACGCATGGCCCAGGCTTTGCCACAAAGAATGCTCATCTGGTCATGGAGTTATATGGCGAGAAATTTGAAGACTACATGAAGGAGTTCGGCAATGCCTGATCCAGTCACAGCCCTAGTTGTTGGTGGAAGCCAACTTATCGGAAGTTCAATGCAGGCCAGCGCAGCTGGAGAAGCCGCAGGCATTCAATCTGGCGCAGCACAAGCAGGCATTGAAGAACAGCGCAGGCAATTCGATGCAATGCGTGAACTGCTCAAGCCTTACACCGAGGTTGGTGTTCCTGCACTTGCAGGGTTACAGCCCTATGCGCAAGCAGGAGCGCCAGCACTTGAACAACAGCAGGCTTTGCTTGGGCTTCGTGGCCCAGAAGCTCAAAAAGCAGCCATTGCAAGCATTGAAGGTGGTGCTGGATACCAAGCACAAGTTCAAGCCGGTGAAGAAGCATTGCTCCAGCGTGCATCGGCCACTGGTGGCTTGCGTGGCGGCAACATCCAAGCAGCACTTGGTCAATTCAGACCACAAATGTTGCAACAGGAAATTGAGAAGCAATATGGTCGATTAGGTGGCTTAGCTGACATTGGCCGTGTCACACAGCAGAACTTGGCCCAGATCGGTCAGTCTTCAGCAGCTGGTACTGGTTCGGCAGGATTACAAACAGGCACCAATGTGGCCAATTTGCTATCTCAGCAGGGCGCAGCTCTAGCTGGTGGAGAACTTGGCGAGGCTAAGGCCTATGGCCAACTGTTCAATCTGCCAGCTCAATTCCTTGGCATGCAAATGGGTGGAGGAAAAGCTGGAGGTTTTGGTAACTTATTCAGCGATATTCGTCTGAAAAAGAACATCAAAAAAATTAGCACACGACCTGATGGATTAAACGTCTACGAGTTTGATTACATCTGGGGTGGTGGCCGTCAAGTTGGCCTTATGGCACAGGAAGTGCAGGGCGTGTATCCAGACGCTGTGTCTGAATCTGGTGGCTATTTGATGGTCAACTACAGCAAGGTCTGAGGAAAAAAACATGGCAGGCATTAACCCATTCCAAGCACCTATCAACTACGCAGTCGATGTGCAAAGTCCATTTGAGGCCGTACTAAGTGGCTTCAAAATTGGCGCAGCTGGTGCAGAAGCACAAGCAAAATCACAGGCACTTGAGCAAGCAAAGACAGCGCAAACAGAACTCACAGCTTTGTTTAAAAATCCAAAGGCAACAGCCACAGATTATGCGAAAGTCGCTGCTTTTTTGCCTAAAGATCAGGCTGAGAGCGTGCGCAAGTCCTTTGACATGATGTCAGCAGAGCAACAGCAAAGTTCACTTCGTAATGCAGCTCAAGTTTATTCAGCAGTCAAGTCTGGTCAAATTGATATTGCAAAAAACTTGCTCAAAGAGCAAGCTACTGCATATAGAAATTCTGGACGTGAACAAGAAGCTAAAGCATCTGAGAATTCTTTACAGTTGATTGAACTCAATCCTACTGGTGCGCAAGCAACGATTGGAGTAATGACCGCCATTCTTCCTGGTGGTAAAGATTTACTTGATAATGTTGATAAAGCATTGTCAACAATTCGTGCTGAAAAGAAAGCGCCATTTGAACTATCTCAAGCCATTGCAGTAGCAGACAAAGCCATTGCAGATGCTACGACAGCACAGGCTACCGCCACCAATGCACCAGAGAAAGCAGCAGCTGATGCGTTACTGGCAAGGGCACAGGCTGATAAAGCACAGGTGGAGGCCAAGTTTGCAGAGCAGATCACACTCGCAGACCTTAAAAAGAAAGCAGCTGACCTTGGTTTGACATCTGCACAGACTGGCTCGGCATTGGCTCAGACCAAGAAACTCGGTGTGGAAACTGCAAAAGCTGCACTCGAACTGGAAGCACTCAAATCAACTGGTGGTCTTGATCCTGCAAAAACATTCGAGCAGGAAGAAAAACTGCGCAAAGAATTCCAAGGCCGCACCAAGGTGTATGGCGAACTTGGAACCACATTCAACAACATCAAGTCTTCGGCAGATGCCAAAAACGGCCCAGGCGACATTGCATTGATCACCGGATTCATGAAAATGCTCGATCCAGGCTCAGTGGTGCGAGAGACAGAATTTGCAACAGCACGCGATACCGCAGGCCTGTACGAAAGACTGCTCAACACATCACAGAAACTGCAAAGCGGTCAGCTCTTTGCGCTTGATTCAAAACAGCGCCAAGAGTATGTCAATCTGGCCAAACAATATCTTGACTCAGCCCAGAAAAAAGCAGGCGAAGACAAGAAGGCGCTTGGCGTGGTTGTCAAAAACTACCGACTCAATCCTGACAACGTGTTTGGCCCAGAGGACGTAGGTGGCGGTGCTGGTCGTGGATCAGTTAATCCTCCTGCTGCTGGACCACGCACTGTAACGGTGGATTACTAATATGGCCTATTCCATCACGACCAAAGATGGCATCACCATCAACAACATCCCTGATGATGTTGCACCAGACTCACCCGATCTAAAAGCTCGGGTGGCAGCAATTCGAGCTGGTGGTGGCACAGCAGCATTGGAAGCTACACTAGCTACAAAACCAACACCAGCACCAGCAGAAACAACCCTGCAAGGCATCACAGGTGCAATCACACGTGGTGTTGCACCAATCGCAGCAGGTGCAACTCTTGGAGCTGCTGCTGGCGCTCCATTTGCAGGAGTTGGTGCAGTCCCAGGAGCAATCGCAGGTGCTGGTGCAGCCGGTCTTGCTATGACAGTTGGTGATCCTATCGTCAGTTCTATCAATAGTTTGCTTGGAACAAAGTACACATTGCCAACTCAGGCAATGGAAGACCTACTAACGCGCCTTGGTGTTGCTGAACCAAAAACAGCAGCAGAACGTATTGTTCAAACCACAACAGCAGGCGCAGCAGGCGCAGGTAGCATGGCAGCCGCAGGAAAAGCCGTTGAAATGGCCGCAGGAGCTGCAAAACCTATTACGCAGGCCATAGGTGCTCAACTGGCTGCAAAGCCATTGGCACAGGTTGCAGGCGGTGCTGGAGCAGGCCTAGCAGGACAAACAGCAAAGGAAATGGGCGCTGGCCCAGTTGGTCAGATTGCAGCAAGCATTGCAGGCGGTGTGGCTGGAGCAAAGTTGGCCACCACAAAAATACAGCCAACAGCAGCTCAGTTGCCATCCGATATTGCAGACGCAGAACGTGCAGGCGTTACTTTAATGACCACTGATGTGGTTCCTCCTCGCACCTTTGCGTCAAAGTGGTTGCAAACTATTGGAGAGCGTATTCCAGGCGCAGGAACTGGTGGCATTCGTCAATCTCAACAGACTGAGCGAATTGAAGCTGTGCGCAATGTGTTGCGTGACTTTGGAGCTGATGATGCCGCCAGAGCAGCAGATGATGTGATGAAGGATTTGGCCACCAAACGTGGTGCTGATCTATCAAAGTATGCTGGAGCAAAAACAGAGGTAATTGAGCGTCTTGGTCAGACTGGCACAGTGCCAATGACTAATACGGTGCAAGCCATTGACGATCAGATTACCAAACTTCAAGGATTAAAAACTCAAGAAGTTGCACCAATAATTGAACGTCTGACAGACTGGAAAGCAGCATTACAGGGTCAGAACTTAGTCAATGTTGAAACACTGCGCAAGCAAATCGGAGAAAGTTTCAAAGCTCCGGAATTGGCATCCGTTCGCGGCATTGGTGAAAAAGCATTGTCTAGCATCTACAAACCACTCAAACAGGACATGGAATCGTTTATCACTCAAGTTGGTGAGCGTCGAGATGTGACAAAGTGGAAAGTAGCAGACAAAAGGCTAGCTGATCTCGCTGGCGAACTAGACATGGGCACATTGAAATCAGTGCTCAGGCGTGGTGACGCAACACCAGAAGTTGTTGGAAATATGCTTTTCAGCAAAAAACCAAGCGAAGTCAGTCAGCTTTATGCAAGCCTTACACCAGCAGGACGCGAAAGCGCCAGAGCTGCAATTCTTGCTCGCGCAGCAGAAAAGGCAACCGCAGAAGTTGCAGAAGGAACTGTGGTATCACCAGATAAGTTTGCCAACGAAGTAAAACGTCTTGGCACATCTGTTGGCGTGTTTTTTAGTGGTGATGACCTTAAACAGGTTGAAGGACTTACCAGAGTTCTTAACATCACAAAACGTGCATCTGAGGCCGCAGCAGCACCACCAACAGGTGTGCAGGCGGCAATTCCTGTCAGTGCTGCGGCACTGTCCAGCTTTTTTGGTGGTGGCCTGCCAGGGTTCCTTGCAACACTTGGCACTGCTGGTGGAGTTGGTGTAGCTGCTCGCATCTACGAATCAGCACCAATTCGTAATCTGCTGATTAAAATACCACAGACTATCTCAGGAAGCCCAGAGGAAGCTGCATTGCTCAAACGCCTGACCGCTACCATTCAGCAGCAACAACAGGCACAATCTACCCAGGAGAACCAATAAATGACCGCACTCTCGATTCAACCAACCTATCCGATCTTCACTGACATCGATGGCCAACCTCTTGAGAATGGCTACATCTGGATTGGAACGGCCAACCTTGACCCTCAGACCAACCCAATCAACGTATATTGGGATGAAGCGCTGACAATCTCAGCGCCTCAGCCAATCCGCACATTGGCTGGTTACCCATCAAGAAACGGCAGCCCTGGTCGTTTGTACGTCAACAGCCTGTACAGCATCCGAGTGCAAAACCGCAATGGCAGCATGGTGTATAGCGCACCGACTCCAACTGAGGAATACGCTGGCCTGATCTCGCCATTTTATGGCAACTTCATTGCCGAGCGATTCACAGCTGGTTTTGGCCCTGCTGCTGACTATCCAAAAGCAGGCTTACACATCAACAAGACAGCCACAAATCACGCTCACTATGGCGTGCTTGACAACACCTACTACGACTTTACTGGATCAACTGATCCAGTCATTGGAAGCGCCAGCTATAACGACAACACACAAACTCGTGGCACTCATGCTGTTGACCATCACTACAGCTTTCAGTCGTATCCAAACGTTCAATTGACTGGTGCTCAAATCGATTATTTGAGTGGCTTGTATTCGATTGCAGTCATCAATGGCACAGGTACTGTGGCCAATCGTTATGGTGCAAGAATTGACGGTTCACTTGGTACTGGAGCCATTACAAATGAGTATGGTGTAAGAGTTGGAGCAATGACCAGAGGGTCATACTACAACGTTGGCATTGAATTGAATGGTGCAAATGGTGGT